TAATGCCCGTGCGGTTCGCGTTATGCTCTTGAGGTTGCGCTTTGAATAATTAGACCCCCCACCCCCACTATAAAAATTTTGCGTAGCTTTTTGTAAAACTTTAGACAAGCACCAGAAAAAAAGCCCGCTTGAAACCAAGCGGGCAATGGAGGAGTATGAAACAGACTAACAGGAGAGAGATGTGCGCAAAGCGCAAAGTAAATGTACACTGCGGTCAACGAGAAGGCAAATATGTCATCTACGCATACGCAAATGTTTGAGAACTTGGTGCAATTCGAGCCTGAAATATCACCGGCAGGCAACTTCACTCCTATTGAACAGATAGGCGCTTCTACTATGCTTGACGCTCAATTAGAGACGGCGGCATGGCTGGAAGACCTCGGAGTCCCCTCAGACAAAGACGTAGACGACAAGCAGCAAACCAAAGCCGCACGGACAGCCTTCACAGCGCTTAATTTCGATCCCGACAGCGCAACGCAGAAGCAAGCCCTTGCCGCTATAAAGACGCCTGCCGCAGTGCAGCACCTCACAGGGATGCTGACGGCCTATGACTGGGACTTCATCCATCAGGCCAAGGAACTGCGCGGCTACGCCGTGGCAAAGATTGTCGAAGAGACAACCAACCCCAACGCTAACATTCGGTTGAAGGCATTGCAGATGCTTGGCAACGTGACGGAGGTTGCACTCTTTACTGAGCGCGTGGAAGTCACCAAGAAGGACGCCAGCGAAGAAGAGATCGAGAAGCGCCTGCGCGAGCGCTTGGCTAAGTTCATCACCAACATCCCGTCCAGCGCCACGCCAGCAGAAGTTATTGACGTGAAGTCCATCGACGCTGAGATCGGTCAAGTCGTAGAGCGCCGGGATGCTTGAGGAACTCTCATCAGAGGCGATAGCCGCTTTGGTGGCAAACCTGCCCAGCATGCCGCTGGCAGAGAAGGAAGCCTTGCTGAGTGAGCTGGAAACGCTTGAGCACAAGAAGCTCTTAAAGCGCTGCCGTGACGATTTTCTGACGTTCTGCGCCCACCTATACCCTGAGTGGAAAGAAGGCCCCCATCACCGCTATATGAAGCCGTTGCTGCACAAAGTGCGGGACGGTGAAGAGACGCGGCTGACGGTCAGTATGCCCCCACGCTTCGGTAAGTCGGAGACGATCGCCTATATGTTTGTGGCGTGGTACTTGGGGCACTTGCCTAATCATCACATCATGATGGCCACCCACACGGCAGCGCTCTCCGCTGACTTCGGGCGTAAGGTGCGCAACCTGCTCGACACAAAAGCATACCGGGAGATATTCCCCAACACCGCCGTCTCCAAAGACAAGAGCGCGGCAGACAACTGGACAACGACCGCAGGCGGCAAGTATCTGGCCATCGGTATCGGCGCTAACGTAGCCGGGCACGGCGCCCACCTTCTGGTGGTCGATGACTTATGTATCCATAAAAACTCAATAGTCCACACCCCGCATGGCGATGTCCCTGCATACAGCGTACTTGTTGGCGACTACCTGCTGGGAGAATCCGGTTGGCAGCAGGTGGTTAGAAAAACAACGTCCGAACACGCTACTTCCGTGTGCATTGACGGTTTATGGGTGTCCAACGAGCACCCTGTATGGACGTTTAATGCTGGATGGCAACGCGCCAGCAAAATTGCTTTAGGGGATATGTTACGGACGATCACGTTTTGGTGTAAAATCAAGTCCTCCATCATAAGAGGGCTCAAAAATGTCACGACATCCAAAACTGTACGAAGCGTTCAAGCGAGAGTACAACATTTGGGCAATGATGAAACAGCGGTGCAACAACCCCAAGGCCGCCAACTACATCAACTATGGCGCGGTGGGGATCAAGGTGTGTCCAGAGTTCGAGACGTTTTCGGAGTTTTTGCGACTTCTTGGCCCCGCGCCATCAATCAAACATACGCTGGATCGCATCGACAACGCGCTGGGGTACACAGTGCAGAATTGCCGTTGGGCAGACGTGGAGACGCAGCAGAACAACCGAACGAACGGGGTTCATTTTGCGTACCAGGGGAAGATGCTGTCATCACCGCAGTTGGCGAGGATTGCAGGCATACCGACAGCGAGAATGGAGCATCGGCTAAAGGTGCTCAAAATGGCGGTAGAAGACGCAATGGCGTTGCCGAAGCAGAGTTGGGTGCAGCGCCCCGTAAGACAGAGGAATTTGGATGGGGTGTTGGTGCAGCAGTTCGCCTCTTTGGCCTCAGCAGCAGATTACGCCATGCAGCAGCAGTGGCCAAGAACAACCCGCCGAAAGGACGGGGTTGTGCAAAACAATACGCCGCTGGACTACGATGGGTACAAGAAGCTTTTGTATGCGGCGTTGAAGGCATCGCGGCATGCTTGGGGGTTCTTGTGGGAGTACGCAGAGTCTCCCGAGTCGAGCATATAGACACTGCGGGGCAGTTTGTTAACTTTGAAGTTCGGGGGGATAACACCTTCTTTGCGCAGGGTATCCTCACGCACAACTGTTCTGAGCAAGCCGTTTTATCAAACCCCGACGCGGCGTTTGCCACCGCTTGGGAATACATACAGGTGGGCCCTCTGCAGCGCTTGATGCCCGGCGGCAAAATAGTAATGATCGGCACACGCTGGGGTAAGAAGGATCCGATCGGCAGGGCGCTGGCCTGGGCAGAGAACAACCCCAACAGCACGCCTTGGACTGAAGTGCGGTTCCCGGCCATCCTGCCGTCTGGCAAGAGCTTGTGGCCTGAGCAGTGGCCCGTGGATCAGTTGCTGGCAAAGAAAGCGGGTATGCAGCCCCAGTTCTGGGCCGCTCAGTACATGCAGGAGCCCACGTCCGAGGAGGGCGCCATCCTCAAGCGCGAGTGGTGGCAGATATGGGAGAAGGACGACCCGCCCGATGTGGAGTTTGTGATCCAGGTTTGGGATACGGCGCACGACACGAAAAGCCATAATGACTTTAGCGCCTGTATTACATGGGGTGTGTGGTTCAACGAAGAGACCCGCCGCCATGAGATCATCATGCTCAACGCGGTCAAGGGGCGTTGGGAGTTCCCGCAGCTCAAGCAAAAGGCGATGGACGAGTACAAGGAGTGGCAGCCCGAGTGTCTGCTGATCGAGAAGAAGGCCGCCGGTGCCCCGCTCATCCAGGAGCTTCGTCAGATGGAGCTGATTGTTGAAGACTACAGCCCGTCACGCGCAGGCGCAGGCGTGTCCAACGATAAGAGAGCGCGAGTTAACTCGGTAGCACCCATGCTGTTCGATAAAGTTGTCTGGGCGCCAGATCACCGCTGGGCGTTCGAGGTGATCAATGAATGTGCGGAGTTTCCCCACGGCGAGCACGATGACTTCGTCGACTGTTTTGTAGCCGGTACGCAGATATTGCTGGCCGACGGAACAACGCGGGCTATCGAGCGCGTGCAGGAGGGGGAGTTTGTGCATACCCCGAAAGGGCCGAGGCGGGTGCAAGTGGCAGTGTGTACGGGAACGCACGCCACCATGCGGTTGCAAACAACCCAAGGGCAGACCATAGAGGCTACGCCAAACCACCCCGTTGCTACAACGCGAGGATGGGTTCGTTTGGCAGATGTGCGTGTTACAGATACAATAAAGATCGCATCTGTAAAGGAGTCAGTATGGCGTTCCCTAAAAAAGAAGGCATCGCACGTGAAACAGTGGTTTTTAACGGCCACACCTACCGCCGTTACCCTGAAGCAACGCGCCCTACGCATCGAAAATATTTCATGCGTGTTGGCGGGCGCAAGCTATTACATCGGGCGGTTTGGGAGCACCACAACGGCCCCATACCCAGCAAGCACCATGTGCACCACATCGACCACGACACCGGGAACAATGCCATCGAGAACTTGGCATTGGTCTCAGCCGCTGAACATTTTGCGCAGCACGCTGAAGAACGTAAGGGTGTTTGCCCCCCGGCTATGCGGGAGCATTTGGCAGCCATCCGAGACAAGGCTGCTGCATGGCACGCAAGCGAAGACGGTCGCCGTTGGCACTCAGAAGTCTCCGCAAAAAACTTCCGGGCAGGCGGAGCCGCAAGAATCGCGTTGGACGCAGCTCGGGCAAAACGCAGCGAGAACCCTTACCAACTGGTATGCGAAATGTGTGGCGCTTCGTTCACGGCAAAAATCCGCCGCGCCCGTTTTTGTAGCCAAGCGTGCGTCTGTCGAAACTATCGCGCCAACAAACGAAAAGCGGCAGGTGTTCAATCTGGCGGTTGAGGATGCGCAGTGCTTTTACGCAAACGGCGTGTTGGTACACAACTGTGTTTCAATGGCCCTGGCGCGCTATAGACGCGGGGGCTTTGTGTCGCTATCGTCTGACCGCAAAGATGAGCCGCAGTTATTTCGCCGGCGCTCTGCTGCCTACTATTAAGGATCCTTATGGCTACCAATTTCATGGACAAGGGCCTGTACCAAGCCCCCCAAGGTCTAGAGCAAGAAGAAGCGGAACCGATCGAGATTGAGATCGTTGACCCCGAAGAAGTCTCCATCCACGCTGGAGGTCTAGACCTCACCATTACGCCCAAAGAGCCCAGTGCGGAAGACTTCAACGCCAACCTCGCCGAGTATATGGACGCGGGCAAGATGCAGGCGCTGGCCTCTGAGTTGGACTCAGACATTCAGAACGACCGCAGCAGCCGTAAAGACTGGGAGCAAGCCTACGTCGACGGCTTGAAGCTGTTGGGTCTCAAGTATGAGGAGCGCACAGAGCCTTGGAACGGTGCCTGCGGCGTGTTCCACCCCATGATCACTGAGGCAGTGGTGCGGTTCCAGAGCGAGATGATCACCGAGACGTTCCCGGCAGCAGGCCCAGTCAAGGCCAAGATCATCGGTAAAGAAACGCCTGCGAAGAAAGAGTCTGCCACACGTGTCGTCGACGACATGAACTACCAGTTGACCGAGCGCATGCAGGAGTTCAGGCCAGAGCACGAGAGAATGCTGTGGAACCTGCCCGCCGCAGGCAGTGCGTTCAAAAAAGTGTACTTTGACCCCAGTTTAGACCGTCAAATCTCGATTTTTATCCCCGCAGAAGACATTTTGCTGCCCTACGGCGTCACTGATGCACGCTCGTCGTACCGCGTAACGCACGTTATGCGCAAGACAAAAAACGAGATTTTGAAGCTCCAGCAGGCCGGTTTCTACTGCGAAACCGAGATCGGCGAGCCAGAACACACCAAAGACGACATCCAGAAGGCCAAGGACAGCGAGACCGGCTTCAGCGACATCAACGACGAGCGGTTTGTGCTGTACGAGTGCTGCGTTGACCTCGACCTGCCCGGATTCGAGGACGAGGAAGGCGGCGAGCCTACCGGCATCGCACTGCCTTACGTCATCACGCTCATCCGTGGCACGAACACCGTGCTGGCCATCCGCAGGAACTGGAAAGAAGAAGACGAACTCAAGCTCAAGCGTCAACACTTCGTCCAGTACAACTACATCCCCGGCTTCGGCCCCTACGGCTTCGGCTTGTTCCATCTGATCGGTGGCTTCGCCAAGTCGGCAACCTCCATCATGCGCCAGTTGGTGGACGCCGGGACGCTGTCTAACCTGCCCGGTGGTCTGAAGTCTCGCGGTCTGCGCATCAAGGGTGACGACACCCCGATCGCTCCAGGCGAGTGGCGCGACGTGGACGTCGGCTCTGGCGCCATGCGCGACAGCATCCTGCCCCTGCCGTATAAAGAACCCAGCGGCACGCTGTACAACCTGCTCAACACCATCGTTGAAGAAGGCCGTCGCTTCGCAGCTACCGCCGACATGCAGGTCAGCGACATGTCAGCCCAGGCGCCGGTGGGTACCACCCTGGCACTGCTGGAGCGCCAGCTTAAGGTCATGACGGCTGTGCAGGCACGGGTTCACTACGCGCTCAAGCAAGAGCTGGGTCTGATCAAGGACATCATTGCTGACTACGCCGATGAGGACTACAGCTACGAGCCTGAGACAGGTCGCCAGAGCGCTCGCAAAGAGGACTTCAAGCATGTCGATATCATCCCGGTGTCCGACCCGAACGCGTCCACGCTGGCACAGCGCGTCGTACAGTACCAAGCAGTCATCCAGCTCGCCCAGAGCGCGCCACAGATCTACGACCTGCCCCAGTTGCACCGAGGCATGCTGGAGGTTCTGGGCATCAAGAACCCCGAGAAGCTAGTCGCTCTGCCGGACGATCAGAAGCCCGTCGACCCCGTGACCGAGAACATGTTCGTGCTCAAGGGCAAGCCGCTCAAGGCGTTCATTCACCAGGATCACGAGGCCCACATCAAGGTGCACACGGCAGCCATGCAGGATCCTCTGATCATGCAGTTAATCGGACAAAACCCCCAGGCGCAAGCCATGATGGCTGCCATGCAGGCCCACATCGCCGAGCACGTTGGCTACGGCTACCGTCAGAAGATCGAGCAACAGCTCGGTATGGCCCTGCCGCCAGAAGACGAGAAGCTGCCACCAGAAGTTGAGATCGCCATGTCCGGCATGATGGCCCAGGCTGCCCAGCAGGTGCTGCAGCAGAACCAAGCAATGGCTGCACAACAGCAAGCCCAGCAACAAGCCCAGGATCCTGTGCTGCAGATGCAGCAGCAAGAACTGCAGCTCCGCTCCCGCGAGCTGGACATCAAGGAAAAGCAGATGCAGGTCAACGCGGCTGCCGAGTCTGACCGCATCGACATCGAGCGCGAGAAGATGGAGAACACGTCCGAACTCAACATGCTCAAGATCAGCAAGGACGTCGAGCACAAACAGCAGAGTCGGCAAGACCAGCAACAACGCGAAGGCGTGCGCATGGGCATCGACATCGCCAAGAGCAAACAGCAAGCCGCTATGCAGGCGCGTCAAGCCGCCATGCAGAGCCAACAGAAGAAACCTAATAAGGAGTAATGTCCGTCATGATGAAAGACTTCGCACGCGTACTGCGCGATAAGCTACGCACGGACATGAATAACTACGCTGACGACCTCTCGGGAGGGGGTTGTCGGTCGTTTGACGAGTATCAGAAACTCTGCGGCGTGATTCAGGGCCTAGCGATCGCGGAATCCCATTTACTGGCCTTGCTAGAGAAAGTCGAGCAATCAGATGAGTAATATCATTCTGCCCCCAGGCATCAGCCTGCCCGAACCAATTCAACCCGTTGATAAGCCGGAAGATGCTCCGCAAGAGCAAAAGGCCACGCAGGTTCCCCAACCTACGGGCTACAAGCTGCTGTGCGTAGTTCCTGATGTTTCAGACAAGTTTGAAAACTCCTCGATCGTTAAGGCCGAGTCTTTCATGAAGTCTGAAGAGCATGCGACGACGGTGATGTTCGTGTTGAAGGTCGGGCCCGATGCGTACAAGGATGCAGCCAAGTTCCCTTCCGGCGCGTGGTGTAAGGAAGGCGACTTCGTACTTGTTCGAACCTACTCTGGCACCCGGTTCAAGATCTACGGCAAAGAGTTCCGTCTGCTCAACGATGACCAGATCGACGCCGTTGTGGACGATCCCCGCGGCATCAGCCGCGCTGCGTAAGGAGCTACCATGACTGAAGAATACAAGTTCCCGGATGAAGAAGACAAGAAGGTCTCCGTTGAAGCGGATGACGCCTTTGAAGTCGAGATCGTTGACGACACTCCTGCAAAAGACCGTGGCCGCAAGCCGCTGGATCGTGAAGTTAGCGACCCGTCTGATGATGAGCTGGAGGCGTACTCCGACGGCGTCAAGAAGCGTATCAAAGAGCTTACGCATGCACGACACGATGAGCGCCGCGCCAAAGAAACGACGCTGCGCGAGAAGCAAGAACTCGAACGGATCGCCCAAGCGCTGATCGACGAGAACCGCCGACTCAAGAATCAGTACAACGAAGGCGCCAAGCAGTACGCTGAGACCGCCAGCTCTGCCGCCGAGATGGAGTTGGATAACGCACGTAAGAAATTGAAGGCCGCGCACGAGGCTTTTGATACTGATGCGATTATTTCGGCTCAAGAAGAAATGGCGGATGCCAAACTACGTCTTCAACAGGCTAAGTACGCAAAGCAGGTCGCTTTACAGCCTCAAGAAGAAGTGGTACAAATCCCTCAACAAGTGCAACAGGCACCCCAGGTCGATGATAAGACACTGCGCTGGCAGGCAAAAAACCAGTGGTTTGGGGCAAATGGGCACGAGGAAATGACCAGCTTCTCACTAGGGCTGCATCAAAAACTAGTGAATTCGGGGGTTGACCCTCGCTCTGATGAGTACTTCGAGCAAATTGATGCTCGCATGCGTTCGGTGTTTTCGGATTTCTTTGGCTCGGACAATACCCAAAAGTCCGGTGATGGATCCAAGCGGCCAGCAACCGTCGTGGCGCCGGGGACTCGCTCCACTGGTGCAAGAAAGATTCAGCTTACGTCTACGCAAGTCGCGTTGGCACGCAAGTTCGGTCTTACCCCACAGCAATACGCGGCTGAAATCGCAAAAATGGAGAAATCAAATGGCTGAAGCAACTTCCCGCACACCCCGTGATCTGGCATCACGCGAAAAAACTGCTCGTATGGTGTACACACCCCCGAGTACCTTGCCTGACCCTACTCCTGAGCCTGGGTATGTGTATCGCTGGGTAGCGACGCACGTTCTGGGACAGTCTGATCCTACCAACGTGTCTAAGAAGTTGCGCGAAGGTTGGGAACCGGTCAAGGCGTCTGACCACCCTGAACTGATGTTGCTTGGCAGCAAAACTGGAAACGTCGAAATCGGCGGCCTCATGCTCTGCAAGATGGCCAAAGAACGTGCGCAAGCCCGCGACGCTTACTACGCCAACCAAGCACAAGCGCAGGTGGACTCAGTCGACAACAACTTTATGCGAAACAACGACCCCCGTATGCCGCTGTTCTCGGAGAAGAAATCTTCGACCAGTCGTGGCGGCGGGAGTTTTGGTTCTGGTACTTAACTAGGAGTCTTATATGGCCGCAACGCTCTCTCCCTACGGGCTTAAGCCCGTAAACCTGATTGGTGGGCAGTCCTTCGCTGGTTCTACCCGCGAAATCAAGCTGTCTACCAACAACACCGCCGCTATCTATAACGGCGACGTGATTCAACTGTCTTCGGCAGGTAACCCCGCAGCCATCGCAGCCACCCCTACCGCCGGCACCACCAGCGGTATCGTCGGTGTTTGCCTGGGTGTTCGGTACGTTAACCCCGCCACCAAGCAGCCCACCTTCGCTCAGTACCTGCCTGCCAACGCGATCACCGGCGGTTATACCGACGTGTTCCTCGTTGTTGCTGACGATCCTGATCTGGTGTTCCAAGTTCAAGGTACGGCTGCCTTCGGCTCGCTGACCAACGGCGCTGCTGGCGCAGTCGGTAAGAACGCTGCTCTGGGCTTCGTCACTGCTGGTAGCGCTGCCACCGGTAACTCTGGCGTCAACGTCATTGTTGGCGTTAACGGCGCTTCCTTGGCACTGACCGCCACCTTGGCAATGCGCGTTGTTGGCGTTGTTGCTGGCACCGAGACTGATGCTTTCCCAGAACTCCTGGTGAAGTTCAATCAAGGCACGCATTCGTACTACCTCGCCACCGGCGTCTAAGGAGTAAATAATGGCTATTTCACGCGCACAACTGCTTAAGGAACTCCTGCCCGGCTTGAACGCCTTGTTCGGCCTGGAGTACGCTCGCTACGGCGAAGAGCACAAGGAAATCTACGACATCGAGAAATCGGAACGTAGCTTTGAAGAAGAAACCAAGCTCGCCGGCTTCGGCGCTGCTCCGGTCAAGAACGAAGGCGCTGCCATTGCTTATGACAATGCGCAGGAAGCTTTCACCGCTCGCTACACCCACGAGACCATCGCTCTGGGCTTCTCCATCACTGAAGAAGCAGTGGAAGACAATCTGTATGACAGCCTGTCTGCCCGCTACACCAAGGCTCTGGCCCGTGGTATGGCTTACACCAAGCAAGTCAAGGGCGCTTCCGTTCTGAACAACGCGTTCAGCGGCAGCTTCTTGGGCGGCGACGGTGTCTCCCTGTGCGGCATCAACTCCAGCAGCGCTCGTGTTGGCCACCCCCTGGTCAACGGCGCTGTTAACTTCAACAGCCCCGCCACTGGCGTCGACTTGAACGAGACTTCCTTGGAAGCCGCGATCATTCAAATCGCTGCCTGGACTGACGAGCGTGGTCTGCTGATCGCTGCCAAGCCACGTAAGCTGGTTATCCCCCCAGCGTACATGTTCGTTGCCAAGCGTCTGATGGACACGGAACTGCGCGTCTCGACCACTGATAACGATATCAACGCTATCAAACAGTTGGGCGCCATTCCTGAAGGCTACTGCGTCAACCACTTCTTGACCGACGTGAACGGCTGGTTCTTGCTGACCGACGTGCCCAACGGCCTGAAGCACTTTGAGCGTTCGCCTATGGCAACCTCCATGGATGGAGACTTCGATACCGGTAACGTGCGTTACAAGGCTCGTGAACGTTATAGCTTCGGCTGGTCGGATGCGCTCGGAATTTGGGGCAGTGCAGGTTCTACCTGATGTTTTAGCCCTAGAAAAACCGCCTTCGGGCGGTTTTTCTTTGTCTCTTTGTGTTACTGTATCGGCTAATACAAGGAGGCGGCATGAACGTCATTTACAAAATTACATGTACAGCAAACGGCAAGTTTTACATCGGCAGCACGGTCAATGTGCGGCAGCGTTGGGCACGGCACCGCAAAGAGCTTCGCACCGGTACGCACAAGAACAAAAACATGCAGGCGTCCTGGAACAAGTACGGAGAGAACGCTTTTCACTTTGAGGTTATTGAGGAGGTTGCAGACATGCACATGTTGATGATGGTTGAGCAAAAACATCTTGACATGTTCGTGGGTGCTCCAGACTGCTTCAACTACAACCGCTTTGCGGACAGCCCTTGGCGAGGTAAGTCCGGCGAGGGCACGCCGCGTTATGGTAGTACCCCCTCAATAGATGTCAGAGCAAAAATAAGCGCCGCGCTGTCTGGCCAGAACCACCCAAACTGGGGGAAAACGATTTCCGCGGCGGTCAAGGCCAAAATTGCAGCGGCCAACAAAGCGTACCCGCACCATGCGTATCGGCACACAGACGCTGCAAAAAAGCGTATCGGTGCAGCATCCAATAATCGCCCGCAGTCCCTCGCAACGCGCGCTAAACGCAGCGCGTCGATGATGGGGCACGAAGTTTCATCAACCACTAGGACAAAAATCAGTCAGACACTGAGCGGAGACGGTAACTACTGGTA